ACTGGTCTGATTTGTTAGACGGCAACGCTTTTACTGGCGGGTCTAGTGGGTCTATTGATGTTGCAAAAGCGTGGCCCAACGGTTCTGACAAAATTGTTGCTTTAGCAGCACACAATGATTTTATTGTAGTGTTTGGCGAACACAGTATTATTGTTTACAGCGGTGCTGATAGTCCTGCTAGTATGGCAATTCAAGACACTATATCAGGCGTGGGCTGCGTAGACCGTAAAACGGTACAAAACATCGGCACTGATTTGTTGTTTCTAAGTGATGATGGTTTGCGAAGTTTAGGAAGAGTAATACAAGAAAAATCTTTACCTGTAACAGACGCAAGCCGAAACGTAAAACAAGATTTGCTTTCTATTTTAAGTGTTAAAACAAGTCCCGCAACATCTGTATATAGCCCTGAAAACTACTTTTATCTGTTAGGTTTTCCTGATAGTAACCTTATTTACTGTTTTGATCTTAGGGGGCGGCTTGAAAATGGATCGTACCGTGTAACTAAGTGGCCTAGTGTTGACTTTAAGAGCTTTGCTAGAGACCGCAACGGTGACGTTTATATTGGCACGGTAGATGGAATAGGAAAGTACAGTGATTACGATGACAATGGATCGTCGTACATATTTCGGTACTCTAGCCCCGGACTTACGTTTGGCGATCCTTCAAAAATCAAGATACTTAAAAAAATAAGGCCTACAATTATTGGCGGTAACGATGCAGACATTGTTCTTAGTTGGACTTATGATTTTGAAGTTCAAGCAAACACGTCACGGTTTAGAGTAGGGGCTTCTACTCCGGGTTTTTACGGAATATCAGAGTATACGGCTGTTGAGTTTACATTAGGTGATTTAATTACTCGTAAAGGCTTAAACACAACTGGTTATGGCTCTGTAGTTTCTGTTGGTTTACAAACAGAGGTAAACGGAAACTTTATATCTCTACAAGAAATAAATGTATTAGCACTTATAGGTAAAACGGTATGAATAATTATAAAGTAAGGAGTACAGAGTAATGGGTATTCTTGCAGACCTTCTAGGGAATATAGCGGAAGATTTATACGACGAAATTCCCTCAGAAGTAAAAAGCATCTACACGGATGAACTAACTCAGCTAACTGCTCCTGACATTACGTTTCAACCGTTTACTGTTACAGGACCAACCGGAGCGCAAACTGGGATTACTCGTGACGAAACCACGGGACAGCTAACAACTCAGTATACTCTAGACCCAACAGAGCTGGCGTTACAAGACGATTTGTTAAAACAGTCTCAGGCAATGCTAACGGGTGCTGTTGGCGATAGAGCTACACGAGAGCAGGACATTTATAACACAATTCGGGCTACGCAATTAGACGAAGAAGAACGTCAACGTTTGGCCCTTGAGGAACGTTTGTTTAATCAAGGCCGTTTAGGGGTACAAACAGCTATGTTTGGCGGTGCTCCAGAGCAATTTGCGTTAGCACAGGCTCAAGAAGAAGCGCAAGCTAGAGCGTCTTTGGCGGCTATAGAGCAGGCAAGAGCAGAACAAATGCAACAGGCAGGCCTAAGCCAGCAGTTCTTACAGCAGGCCTATGTGCCTCAGTCAGCTATGCTTTCTGCCCTATCTCCTGCGTTGAACATTGCTAGTCTCGAAGATGTAGCTAGACGACAGCAGGGTGAGTTTGATTATCAGACTCAACTTGCAAATCTACAGGGTTCTGTAGGACAAGCTCAAGGACTTGCTGATCTGTACTCTGGTATGTTTACTGGTGCTGGTGGCCTGCTTGGTGGGGTTACTGCAGCAGTTCCGGGTACGTTAGACGCTATAGCAAACATTAAAGATGCTTTTAGCGACATAAATTTAAAAGACAACATCAAGCCTGTAGGCAAGCTACCTAACGGTTTATCTTTGTACACTTGGGATTGGACGGAAAAAGCTCAAGAAATCGTCGGTGACCAGCCTTCTTACGGTGTAATCGCACAAGAAGTTCAACAGGTTATACCAGAGGCTGTAATTAAACAAAACGATGGCTACTTAGCTGTTGATTACTCCAAGATACTTTAGGGGAAAACAAAATGGCATTATTTAGTAGAGGTTCTAACCCTATTGGGTCTATGTTTACTGGGGGCGGTATGAGTCCCGGACAAACAATCGGTAGAGCTTACGCAGACTTTGGTAGGACTATAGGTGCTACAGCACTAGACGCAGCTAACAGGCTTCAAAGGCGAGCCGATGAACGAGAAGAAGAACTTGCGTCACAACAAGCTAGAGAAACGTTAGCTCAATACGAAAATAACCCAACAGGTCTTCTTGCTCAAGGCCAAGATATGTTGTTAAGTGATGACCCTGCCCAACAAAAAATGGGCGAGCGGTTTATAACTATTGCTAACGCCCGTATTGCACAAAGCCAAACAGAAGATCAACGCAGGTTGGGTGTTTTTAAAACACAAGTTACTGCTGCTGCACGAGCAGGAACACCTCGTAACGATCCTAGAGTAGTGGCTCTACGTAGGCAAATACAGCAGCTAGACCCAACAGGAGAAGCCTTTGAAGACGCCTATCTTAAGGGAAGTCCTAAACGACAAATAACCACATTGTCCGAAGGCGAAAGAGCAATAGAAGTGACTACGGGAACTGATGGGTCTACTTCTAAAGTTATTGAGGACGCAGCAAAAGCCCCTGAAGATCTTATCTACGAAACAAAAGTTGACGAACAAGGCTTAATAACTGTCTTAGAAATAGACCCAAACACCAAACAATCAAGGGTTGTTTCTACGCACGAAACACGGGAGTCTGCTTTAAAAGAGCAAGCAAGACTAGAAGCAGAAGGAAACAAACTTGCTAAAGCACGAGCTACTAGAAACACTGTCTCAGAAACTATTACTTTTATCGAAAACAACATAGATAAAATAGATAAAGGAGTGTTAAGGGCTTGGGATGGCGTTGGTGGTTTTGCTCAACTGCTTAAATTTATTCCCGGTTCTGAAGCAAGAAATTTAGAAGCCTTAGTTGCTACAATAAAAGCAAACGTAGGTTTTGACCAACTGCTGTCAATTAAAGCTGCAGGGTCTACTTTAGGTCAGGTTTCTAACATTGAAAACGCGCTGCTTCAGTCTACAATAGCCAGCTTGGATACTCTTAGAGATCCGCAAGAAATACTTAAGTCTTTGAAAAAAATCAGGGGCTACTATAATTCACTAATTCTTAAAGGCAGGCTGATAGATCAACACGGAAAAGGTAACGTTCCAACTCTTACGTGGCTGGAAAACACAAACTGGACAGATCAAAACTTTATTGAGGCTTGGCGAGAAGACTTTGGTGGAGAGGTCGAACAAAACCCAGACAAAAGTTACATAATTACTATGCCTCCGGGCGAGAAAGGTGTAAAGGAAGAATACCATATTGTACCAAAATATTGAGGCTTGCTTAAAATGCAATCAAGAAAATTAACACCAGAAGAAGCTGAAGAAATGCGGTCAGTAGCGACTCCTGTTTTGGGAACAGGAAACATGGGAGCGCCTTTTACTGCTACAAAAATTACTCAGGAAGACGCTGAAAACCTGAAGAAAATTTACGAGCAGATGCCTAATCCTACCCCACCAAGGCCAATCATGCCTGACACAAGAACTCCTCTTGAAAAGGCAGGGGACAGACTAGGGGAGGCAGGCCAACGAAGGCTTCAAACAGCGTCTGACATAGTAATGCAAGAAGGCCCGTTTAAGGAAGGTTTGTCAACTTCAGAACAGGCGTTTGGTCTTGCTGGTCAAGCTGCTGGGTTTGGGTGGGATGCTGCTGGAGAAATTTTTAATATGTCTCTGGACGGCTGGAGTTACGCCATACCTGACTCAGTAGAAGAGTCAGCAGCACAAGCTATGCGTGACGCGATGCAAGCGTTTTATGAGCATCCGCTTGGAAAACAAGCACAGCAAGCGTTAATAATGGGTGAGGAATCTTGGTTTGAGTTTAAAGATAATCACCCCGACTTTGCTTTGGTTGTCGAAAGTGCTTTTAACATTGCTCCGTGGTTCAGGAGAGGGCCAAACGCTAAACCCGTAGCTAAAACACAAGAAGGTACTCCCGACCCCGCTTTTGTTGATCCTAAAACACGGCAGGTAAACCGTTTGTCAGGACGACAGCGGGGTATTTGGAAGGTTATAGCGCCTAGTAAAACAGCGTCTCAAACAAACCAACAAACAACAGCACCTCAAGGACCGCTGCGTACCCAACAAACTGTGCTAACTCAAGCTGAAACAGATCAAATTGAAACGGTGGCTAAATATACACGGGTTGACCCAACACGCACAGATAGGACAAATGCAGAAGACTTACAGACTGCCATTGATACGTTAGAAGAAAGGCTACAAAAAGCACTAGCAAACGTTCAAGTTGAAATTCCACACTCTAGAATTTTAGAAACAACTCAAGCTAGGCTTATAGCGTACCGAAATAAATTTCCGGGACTTGGTATTACTGATAAACAACTACAGGAGGCTATGAACCAGCTTCAAACAACGTTGTCTCAATTTGGTAATACTCCTTCTGAAATACTAAAGGCTAGGCGAGCCATTGATGACTTTAGAAGAACAAAATTTGGTCAAGACAGTTTTAAAAAAGCAGAGGGAAAAAAGAAAGCTACTGCTAGGGTTGATATTTACGACATAATGCGTAACGTAATGAACGACTCTATAAACTTTGATGCGTTTGAAGCAGTGCCTACGTCACCCCTGAGCCGAAAAGCAACTACGTCCAACACGAGGCAGTTGTTGCGAGAACAGTCTCATCTTATTCAAGCTCTGGAAACTATTAACGCTAAGTACCCTGAGGGTAGCACAGTTATGGCTAGGGTTCGACAAAACATGGCGGCTCTGGACATGACGCTTCCGTCAACGCCGTTAGCTCAAGCAGCCACTATAAATGCAATAGGTGCTCCAAAAATGATGGCTATGATGGCTGGACTGTACATTCCTATCTGGGGCTACAAAGCAGGGAAAGCGGTGTTGTCAAAGGCCTACTACCAGAAAGAACTACGTTTAACTGTAGAGGGGATTGATAAAGCACTAAAAGTAGCCAAAGACCCAGAGATGATAAAGCAGTTGCGACTAGATAGAGCAGCTATTATAAATATCTACACAGGGTACATGAAAGAGGCTGAAGCAGAGCGAGAAACAAGGCCTGTCGAAAGGGAAGCCGTAGAAGAGCGCAGGGAAAACGTACCAGTAGCAAGTATGTTCGCACTATGAGGGCCATAGCATGAGTTGGGTAACAGACGCTATTGCTAAAGAAGCAGCAAGGGCAGAAGACTTTGATACTGCTGTGGCAGAGGCAAGCGGAGACTTCACTGTTCCTCTGGGCAGAAACATAGCTGAGGCGTTTGCAGACGCTACTGCACAAACACAACAGGGCAGGGACTACGGAGACAAAGTAATTCCTAACTTGCAGCAGGGGCAGTACGGAGAAGCCGCTAAGAACTTTTTGACGAGCACTGCGTTAAACACTGCCGGTGGTTTTAACAAGGTCATGTCTCCAGTGACAGGACTGTTTACTTCTGTTATGCCTAATTTTGGCGTAACAGAGCGAATTATGAACACCGGGGTTGGACAACAAGCCATGCAGCTTGCACAACAGAACCCACGGGCTGCTGCTAGTGCTGGAGCTGTGATGGACATAGGTTTAATGCAGGCGACTCCTCGCGCTCTTAGGGAATCTCTAAAGGCCGTGGCTGACAACACTCCTACAGATATACCTAAATTTTATGCGTCTCCTAACCCA